GATGAACGCCCCGATGTCCTTTGCCACCTGGTCCATGTCCACGCCCAGCGGATCGTCGTAATCGACAAATCCGTTGTAGGGCAGTTCGATGGGTAGATCGGATCTCAGCATGATGTTTTTCCTCCTTTTCCGGCTACGCCGTCTCGGTCATGTTGCTCAGGTTGCCCAGGACCTCGGGCAGGTATTTGACCAGCAAAAACGGCCGGAAATGGCCGGCCGCGCCCGTGACGGGTCGGGTTTTGATCTCGACGACGACCTCCTGCCCTGGCTCCAGGACCGTCCCGACGGCCACCTTGTCGTAGAGCACCTTGCCCGCGGCGGTCGTGCTCATTTGGAATTTCGCGATGTCGGCCGCGCCGCGGCTCGCATCCGAGCCGGCCGTGGGCCGCAGGTCGAAATCGACCACGCCCTTGGTGGTGCCCGCGCAGGTCTCCGTGATGACGAGTCCGGCCAGATAGACCTCGCAGCGGAATGGGATGACGAAGGCCGCCACGTCCGCTGCCGCCTGATCGAGGTCGATGCCGGCCACGTCGTCATAGTCGATAAATGTGTCGCAGCGCAGTGCGATGGGAATATCGGATCTCAACATAATAGAATCCTCCTTATACTTGGTTAAGGGGGCGGGCCCGTCGGCCCGCCCGGTTCAGTGGCCCCGTGCCGTTATGCGCTGCCCACCTTCACGATGCGGCATTCCCGGTCCGTGGCGGACTGGAAAAGCACATCAAACGCGACCGTGCCGTACCAGGCAACCGCCCGGCGCCGGCCGAAGTCGGATTTGTAATTCATGTCCGCACGCAGCTGCGGGTAGTCGATCTCGATGCGGCCCACGGCGTCCTCGCCGAAGACCACGCCCTCGCCCAGGACGCTGCCGGACCCGATGGCGTCGGACAGCGCGTTTTCGTGGTTGACTTCCACGAGACGGATCTGCTCGACCATGCCGATTTCTCCGCGGTACAGCAGATCGCCCTTCTGCAGGTACATGTTGAACGCCAGGATGACGCGGTCGTTCTTGAGGCCGCGCAGGGCCTTGGTGGCGAACAGGCCGATGTACCATTCGCCGTCATAGAACGGCGTGTGGATCGTGTTGGCCATGTAGTCGCGGATCACGCCCAGGTGGTCCTTGGTCATGTTGACCAGGGCCGTGGTGGACGGCGTGCCGTCCGTGTCGAACGTGCCGCCCGTCAGCGACGTGGGGATGAAGGCGATCTTGGCGTTGGTTCCCGTGAAGGCTGCGGCCGCCGCGGAATCCATGCAGAGCGCCATCTGGTCCTTGAGCGCCTTCTGCGCGCCCTCGTTGGGGGAAAGCTGGGACAGGTCCTCCGCCAGCGATGTGAATTCCACGCCCCGGCCCCATTCCCGGATCGTGATCGTGTAGGTGCCCATCTGGAGCTGGTCGATCGGGATGCGTGTTTCCTCTTCGAGCTGCGCCGTCGTGGGTTCCGAAATGGCCTTGTAGTAGGGCAGCGTGAGCGTCTCGCCCATCTTCCGGCCGAAGGCCTTCACCTTTCTCGTGAAGGGTACAAATTTGAATTTCAGCGCCGCCAGTTTGAGCAAATCGCCCGAAAGGGCATGGCTCTTGTAGGTTCCGCTGGATGCGTCGTAAGTCCAGGTGTATGTCTTGCCCATAATGATGTCCTCCTGTTGTAGTGTCGGTTAGAGCCGGCGCTGCTCCAGGGCGCTTTCAACAGCATCGGTCAGGCTGACCGGGCGGTTCTCGACGCCCGGATCGGGCGCTTTCTGCTCGGAGACGGACCGGCCCATCGGCAAGTCGCGCAACTGCGCTTCCTGGCCTTTTTTGGACGCGGCGTCCGCGTCGGCCTTCTGCCGCTTTTGGATGATGGCGTCATGATAGGCCTGGGTCTGCTGGACCGCGGCCTGGATCTGCTCCGCAAGCGTCAGGGCTTTCCCCGCAGCGTCCTTGTCGGGCGTCCGTTGGGCGTAGAACCAGAAGACGGGGTCGTCCCGGTCCATGCCGTGATCCTTGGCCAGGATGTCTCCGACGGCCTGGCGCACGCTTTCCGCTTCCGTGTCCCTGCTGTTGTCCGCCCCCCCGGAGGGAGGGCCGGCGTTTTCTGTTGGTTTGGGTTTGGCTGCCGGGGCCCCTGCCCCGTGCTCCTTTTCGTGGTTGCGAATGTCGAGGTTTGCCCGGGCCCAGCACAGGGCCACCTGCTTCTTGTAGTCCGGTGCGTCCGGGTCGAGCTGGTCGATCTCGTCGATGGCGCGTGTGTTGCGCTCCGCGGCGTAGTCGATAAACTGCTGGTCCCTGGCGGCCTGTTCGGCCCGGAGGGCTTCGGCTTGCTGCGCCGTGGCCTGCTCCTGCTCCATCTTCTGCAGGCGCTGCTCCAGGAGGGTCTTTTCCCGCTGGAGGTTCTTGTAGCCCTTCTCCGCCTCTTCGTGGCTGGTGAAGCGGGGCCTTTCCGCCGCCGGGGGTTCCGTGCCGGCCGCCGCCGGGTTTTCCGTGCCCGCCGGCGGGGGTGCCGCCGCCGGACCTGCCTGCGCGGGGTGCTGCTCGATCCCGGCGGGCTCGCCCGATTCGCCGCCGCCGGGTTCGACGTCTGCGGTTCCGTCAAAAACCGCCTGTCCGTCCCGCATGGCCTGGTCGATGTCGGGCATAATAATCTCTGCTGCTGCTTCCTGGGTCATATAACTTCCTCCTTTAGACGGCGTGGTCCCGGTTCCCGGGGGCCGTTTTCAGCGCTTGGGGTGCCAAAAAAAGAGGGCGCATTACGTCGGGGTCGGCAGCCGACATGCGCCCTCTTTTTTTTGGCGTGTTCCCGGGGATCAGCCGGGACATGCAATCATGTTCATTCGGGTGTGGCGTACCTCTCCAGCAAGATCTTGGCCGCCTTGCGGGCGATGCCTTCTTTCATGCCCATTTCCTTGAGAATCTTGCAGTACGCCGCCGCGGCCGGGTCCTCCGCAATGAGCTGCTCGATGCGGGTCTGCAGGCTCGAAAAAACCATGGCAATCAGCGCCTGTCCCGGCGGGGTCTTGGCCAGGCCCATGTAGGACGCCTGGTCCTCCAGCCGTAGCTTCTCGGCCTGGGCCTTCCGTTCCTCTTTCTCCCGGTCCAGGATGCTGCGGGGCTTTCCGGTGGCGATGTCCGTTTCCACGCCCTGTTGCATGGCTATTTCTCCTTTGCCGGCGGCCGGCTTCCGCCTGCGGGCGCCAGCTTGGCCGCCAGATCGGCGATGCCCTGGGCCTGGGCGATGTCCTGGGCCTCCAGCGCGGCCTTTTTCTGTTGGGCCAGCGCCTCGTATTCCTCGGCCTCGATCTGCAGGGCCTCGTTTTCCGTGACAAAGACCTTTTCGTCGCGCAGGTTGACGCGCGTCTCCAGCGATTTGAGTACGTTGTAGGGCTTGATGTAGCGCCCGAAGCGCGGGCTTTCGGCCAGCGGGATCACGACCTGCTTCAGGTTGGTGATGGTCTCGTTTTCGCGCATGAGCGCCTGGATGCCGCTCACATGGAAGGAGCCGTCCAGGACGGGCACGCCGGCCACGCCGTTGGGCTTGGTGGCGTCCGGCCGGATGCCGAAGCGCTCCAGGTCCTGCTGGGTGAACATGCGCTCATAGTCCGCATAGGTGGCATGCCGGTAGGTGAGCTCCGCGCCGGCCACGATGGCCTCGATCGCTCCCTGCTCGATGTTTTCGCCCATGAGCGAGTAGACGCCCATGGCCTGGTCCAGATTCATGGCGGCCTCGCGGTAGGTCATGTCCTTGCGGTAGCCCGGCAGGCCCTGCACGGCGTCCGTCACGAACGAACCGCGCTGAAAATTCTGGTCGTAATACTGCATGTTGGCCAGGACCTCGTTGGTGGTGTGCCGTCGCTCCACGGTGCGGACGGCCTGCTGCCCCGACACCGTGTCCCGGACCAGGTACTCCTTGCCCGGGTACCCCTCCGCGTCCATGGGGTCCACGAGCGCGTCGATGTTGATCTCGGTCATGGGGTTGACGACCCACATCATGTTGTCCTGGTGCAGGCACATGAGGTTGTTCATGGCCTCCCACACGGAGACAATGCCCTCCAGGAGCCCGCGGCCGCCGAATTTCAATAGGTCCGGCAGCGGCGAAAAGGCGATCCCGGGCCAGCGGATCTGCTGGTAGGTGGTCGCCTTTGGCCTTTGGATCACGCGGTTGGCGGCCACGGTGTAGGTGGCGTTGGGCAGCAGCAAGTTGGCCTTGGAGTCCAGCACGACGCCCCAAAACTCCGACGTCAGCACCATTTTGCGGTACTTGGACCGCTCCCACAGCATTTCCTTGCGCGCGGCGATGGCCTCCTTGGTCATCTGGTCGTTCGCGGGATCGGTCTGCTCGGCGTCCTGGACGCGCGCGACGTCGAAGTAGCGGCCGTTGGTTTCGCCCTGCTTGAGCACGAACCAGTCCAGCCATTCCTGGTGAATCCAATAGAGCCCGCTTTGGCAGTCGCGCGAAAGCGCGTCGGGCTCACGGTGGATCTTCCAGGGCTCGATCAGGACGTATTCGAGGCCGCGGCCGGGCACCCAGCGCGGGATCATCTCCATGCTGAGGCCGATCGCCAGCGCCATGGTCGTCGCGTCCGTGAAGCGCAGCACAAACTTTGCGCCCTGTTCGTTGAGCTGGTTTTCCATCACCTTCTGCCAGAACTCGCCCGAGACGGCGTTCTTGACGTTGTCCAGGCTCAGGAATTTGGGCGTGAAGGCCTTCTTGATCGCGCTGGCGCCGAACTGCACGGCGGCAAACGGCTTGGGAACGACGACGCGGGACTGCCAGTCGTCCTTCTTCTGATAGTTGACGGGCTCGTTTTCCTTGTAGACCTCGTAGCAGTGGGCCTGGACGCGGCGGATTTCGCGCATGGCCTGCACGGACTGGTTGACGCAGTCGTTCAGGTAGTCGACGAAGTGCTGCTCGTTTTCCCTGCTGTAGGCCCGGGCCGCCTCTTCGCGTTCGGCCAGCTCCTTCTCGTCCATGGATGCGGATGCAGCCATGGCGGCCTCGACCTGCTCCTGGGCGCGCTCGATCTCGCGCTTGCGCTTCAGCAATGCGACAGTGGGGTCTTCAATGGGTTCGATCATGTGCTTGCTCGCTTATCAACGTAATGCCGGATGCGGGCCTCGGTCTGCGCGATCTGTTCCGGCGTGGGCCGGCTCTTGCCGTAATACTGCAGCACGCGCAGCCCGTCCCGGGATACCAGGCAGCATTCCCTGCGTTTGGTCTTGGGGTTCAATCTCTTGGCCAGCATCGCTCCCCTCCTATAGCCCTGCGCCCGGCGCGTTCGGAAAAATGCGGTCGAAGTTGCGGCGGAAGTCGCCGCCGGCCGCCCCGATCTTCCAGTCTCCGGCCTGGCAGGGGCAGCCCGGCCGGCAGTTGTGCCGGGAGGGTTCGCCGTTCCAGCCGGCCTCCGGCGCCGTTTCCGCGCCGCAGCCCGTGCATTTGAAGATCTGCGATTCGGGGCCGTAGGGCCCGCCCTCGCGCATGGGCCAGAATCGTTCTTTTATTCCCTTGACGGCCATATCACATCATCCTCCCGGCCACGGGGATGAAGGGGCGGCGCATGGCGCCCCCCATACCGTAGCTCTCTGCGCGCCGGTGGCTCCGCTGTGCGCGCTCGGCGCGGTTGACTTCGGCCCGGAGGCTGTACGGCATCAGCACCGAGACCACATAGCTGAACATATCACCCGCGTGGCTGTGCTCGTTCTTGACGGGCGTTTTTCCGACGATACGGCCGCTGTTGTCCGTTTTCCAGCGCCAGCCCCCGCGCAGCGCCTTGTGCAGCGGCAGCGCGGACGCGGACAGCAGGATGGCGGGGAGCCCCGCACCGACCAGGCGCTTGAGGTGGTAGGTGACGGGCTCGATGCGCGCCGGCCAGCGTGTCGGCCCGGGCTCGAAGCGCGTGCCGAAACGGTCCGTGATGATGCGGGCGGTGGTCCGTGCCGTCGTGGACTGGTCCGGCGTGCGCATGGTCGGATCGCCGATTTCGCGCCAGGCCGCGGCCGGCACCTTGTTTTTCCATTTGGGGGAATTCAGCAGCGGCATGATCTGCTCGTCGATGAGCTCCTGGGGGCCGATGCCCTCGTCCATCAGCACGTCATGGACCACGAGCTGCCCGTGGGGGTTGACCTGGAACGTCCCGCAGCAGGGGTGCTGGTAGGAATCCCAGCCGCGCACGGCGGGCAGGCCCGGATAAACGGGCAGGATCTTCTGTGAGAAATGGATCAGGGGGTTGTAGTTGGGCGTGACGGCCCGGCCGATCTGCACCGTGGCGGTCCGGCCCTCCACATAGCGTTCCCACTTGCCTGGGTCGTCCTTGAACGCGGCCATGTTCATGGCCCGGGACAGCCGGGACAGGTGTTTGTTTTCCCCCTTCGGGATGCGGAAGGTGTGCTTGATGATGGTGATGGTCTCGCCGTCGATCTCGACGGTCATATATTCCTCGGGCTCGTCCAGCAGCTCCGTCGTCCAGTGCGTCTCGTCGCCCGGGTTTTGTGTGATCTGCACGCGCGGCTGGGTCCGCTTCTGGCGTGAGGCGCGCGCCAGCGCCAGCTCGTAGACGGACCGGGGCAGCCCGGCGTTGCTTTTTTCATGGATGGGCGCGGGCTCTTCGAGCCAGATCAGGGCGTATTCCGGGCCCTGCAGCTTGGATTCCGAGGCCGGGTCGTCGATGCCGAAAAGGTCGCACTCGATGGGCGGCTTGGTCTGGATATACATTTTTTTGTAATTGTCCTGGAATCGGACCCAGTCGCCGAGGATTTCCTTGATGGATGGCACGGTCGCGGTTTTGATGTTGACGTGCGTGTCACGCAGCAGACAGGTGCGGATGTTCTGCCGGCATCGCTGGGCGTGGGCGATCATGGCCGCAACGCCGGCGAAGGTCTTCCCCTCGCCGAAACCGCCGACCAAATGGCAGATCTGCGCGGTGGAATGGACGAAGGCGGCCTGTGTCGGGCTGAGCTCGAAGACCAGGTCTTTAGGCATTGGGCTCACCCCCCTGAATGACAAACAGCCGGCCCGTCTTGGGGTCCGCGTTGAGCGCCTGGCCTTTTTCAGCTTCCACGAAAAAGACGTTGCCGCTGCCGGCGCTGTCGATGATGCCGGCGTAGCGCAGCTTCAGGTCGATGATCTGCGTCGCCATGCGCATGCCGGTGACGCGCCGCTTCTGGAGGGTCAGGTCGTCGGCGATCCAGCCCAGGCATTGTTGCATGATGACGATCACGGCTTCGGAGCGCCGCTTGGCAAGCTCTTTGAGGTCGGGTGCGCCGCCGGGATCACAGGCCAAAAGAAGGGAGCTCCACTGCTCCAGGTGTTCGGTAATGTGGCGCGCGGCCAGGCGGTGCGCAAAGGCGTCGGCCTCTTCCCGGGACCACTCCAGACATTGCCGCTCCATTTCTTCAAGCGCTTCGAGGTCGTCGGGGACGGTCTTCTGCACATGCTCGCGCACGATCTGCTGCGTCTCGTCGCGCCGGGCGTCGCGCGTTTCCTTGAGCCAGCGCGCCACGGCGGATTGTGACACCGCATGCCCCTCCTGGGTCAGGCGTTGTGCGATCGCGCCCGTCGTGACCACGCCCTGCTCGATCAGCTCCTGGATGCGGGGCTCTAATTTCAGTTTTGTGATCTTGCTGACGCCGGCCATATCATCGCCCTACTTCATCATCTTAAAGGCCTCTAAAAAAAACGAGTCTTATGGTTCTTTTAGCAGGACCAATATAACATGGCTTTTTTTGGGGAAAGCCCGTGCGGGCGGACCGTGAACAACAATGTTAATATATGAATATATGTGGGACCCCCAGCCCCCGCAAATTTTACTTGACACACCCTAACCGTTTTTTTGCCGGTTTATTCCGCCATACCGACGCAATGCAGTATCAATGCGGATTCTAAAGCCAATTCTAAAAAAACCAAAACCCGCACCCCTTTTATCCTCACCGGACCGTCCATTTGCTTTGCAGCTCCTGGTCTGAAAAAGGGCAAAAATCGTATGGCAAACAACAACAGCGCCGGGGGGGGGAGTCCCGGTCGGGGGCTTTCCGGGATCGCGGCCGCGGGCAGGGCGCGCTGGCTCGCGGGCACGCGCCGGCGGGGGCGAAGGGCGAGGCGCCCGGGCGTGGGCAGCTCGTCCGTCAGCTGCCGGCTGCCGGCGTCCCAGCCTTCCTCTTTTAATAAGGCGCACCCGGCTGCCGGCGTCCCAGGCCAGGGCGAACCAAAAGGGCCGGATGAGGTCCATCCCTTCCCATGCCCGATGCGGCGATCGTCGTTCTATGTTGATCCTGGAGCGCCGCTTTTAGCCTTTCGGCGCTGCTGCCGGCGCCAGGGCAAATAAAAAGGGCTGGATGAGGTCCAGCCCTTCCCATACCCGATGCGGCGATCGTCGTTCTACGTTGATCCTGGAGCGCCGGTTTTGGGAATTCCGCGCTTCCGCAGCCAGCTTCTCAGGTTTCCGGGCGTCGTTCCGTGGTCCCAGGCGATCCGGACCAGGGACACACCCAGCGCCAGGCGCTCGCGGATCGCGCTTTCATGCCGGTCGAGCTTCGAGGGCCCGGGCCCTCTTGGTCGCCCCAGGCCCGAAACCACATTGCCGGACTTCGAGGTCCAGGACTGCCCGGCCGCCGCCATGGCCCGGCGCGTCGCCATGGCCGCGCGCGTCCGCTGCACATTCAGGTCGCGCTCGATCTCGGCCGCCATGGCGAACACCATCGCCATGATCTTGCTCTGGATGGTCTCGTCGAGCGACCACCCGCCCTTCGAGGCATAGATCCGGATGCCCCGGGCCACCGCCTGCGCCAGGATCTCCATGATCTCGTACATGGACCGCCCCAGGCGCGACAGCTCGGCCACGATCAGCGCGTCGCCCGGCTGCATGCCGTCCAGCACGCCGGCGATCTTCCGCTCCCGCCAGGGCACCTTGCCCGAGACGGCCGGGTCTTCCACAAACACGACCACGCCCAGGTTGCGGTCGTTGGCCAGCTTGAGGACCTCCAGGCGCTGGTTTTCGACGTCCTGCAGGTCCGTGGACACCCGCAGGTATGCCCAGGTCTTGGGCGCTGCTGCCGGCGCGCCCTGGCTGCCGTTGCCGCCTTGCTTCATCTTTTCTTTCTTCATCACCGACCTCCCTTCTGCCATTTCATTGCCTATCGTTCGTCACCGGCTTTTTACTGTCCTTATTACGATTGCCGTTTATCATTTTTCGATCTCTTTTGTCAAGCGTTTTCTTTATCCTTATAAGATCACTTTGAGGGTTCCCTTTTATTACCCCGCCGGCCGGCATACTGGTCAAAAAGGCGCACCCAGGTACCGCGATCATAAAAAACTGATGGCAAACATCAAAAACTGATGGAAAGTTGATAGTAAAACTGATGGCGCGCCTCCGGCGCCTCATTATCTATTATCCTGCATGAATCATTCATCTTTCCCCTTTTTTCTCCCCCCTCCCCTGCATTTTTTAAAATGTACCGCCCATTCGTGCTCATTATTCTGCATTATCTGCCGCTTCATGCGGGCTCCGGCGGGCCGCGTACACTCAAAATGCAAAATAATTCACCTACATATCATCATTTTATGCACTATCCGGGATCGCGCCGGACCTTGGCCTGGTGGATCTTCGAGGCGGCTGCCGGGATCGCGCGCCATCAATAATATCAGTTTTTTTTCACAACTTTCTTTATAGGTGTACCTCTTCTATCGCACACGCACCTGAAGTAAGTTTAATACTAAAATAGGATCATAAGGATTCACATGGGAAAATAGTTTATAAAAAAAACTGATATAACTGATATACGGTCTTAGGATTGAAACTTTTAATGGAATAAAGGGGCGGCGGGTTCCGTCGGGCGAAAAGAAAAAAACACACCAGGGCCCTGGGAGGGGGCAAATAAAAACAACCTTAATCTGTTGGTGAAAATTCGAGCTCCTGGTTGGGGAGCCCGCGGCCGGGCATCTTGCTGCGGTAAAAGCCCGGCCTGGACCAGCGCCTATTCAGCGCCCGCCACCCCGCATCATATTGGCGCTCGTCTGGTCCGACAATTCCTCCCAGCCGATGGAATCGTCGCCCATGTGGTGTTTGCGATAGGCCAACTTAACAGCATCAAGAAGAATGGCCATTTTTCTCTCCTTCTCCGCGATCTCGGTTTCAAGATCAGCGATCCAGGCAATAACCTTAGCCGTTACATCTTTAAAGTCTCTGTTGTTTTCTGCTACAATCCCCGCGGCAGCAATGAGCGCATTAAAGGTTTCTATGTCCTTTTCGATCCCTATGGATCGCGGGCCGCCGTCCGCGCACGTCGGGCACCACACCCGCGATCCGTCGTCCTTCAAACAACAACCACAATCCAGGAACATTCTCATGCTTCACCGGCTCCTTTCGTCGCCCCCAACACACCCACACCTGGCGGGGCAGTCCTCCTGGTCCATCTTACCGGGCAGCACCCACATTCCATTCCGTGCCTTGGCTCCCGTCATGCGCCAGGTCGGCTTCCCGCAGTCGATGCAGCCCCAGCCGTGGACGCGGTGCTTCCGGTCCTCGTCGCCCGGTATGTTTTGTGGCATGCCCCTTTACCTCCCATTTTTAATCCTTACTGGTCTCATGCCGGGTCACTTCGTCACAATGGTCCCGCAGTGCCGGCATTCGTACTGCAGCCTCCAGGGCCCATGTGGCGCCCCGCCCTGCATTTCCCTTCCGCATTTAGGACATTTTGGCATCTTTGGCCTCCTTTCGCTTTTTGCCGGCCAGCCAGTGCTCGCACATGAAATGATCCGGGTGCGTGCAGCCGCCGGCGCCCTCGCCCTCCGCAATGTAATAGACGCACACGCGGCGCACCCTGCCCATCACGGGCCCAGGCGAATAATCCTCACAATTTGGCTTTTTTGTTTCTTGGTTCATTTTGCGACGCGTTACGTGCTGTCGTTTATATGTGTTGTTGCAACGCACGCTTTTTTAAGGGCTCCGACGCGAAGCGCGCACCGATAGTGGCGTACGCAGCCCAGCGAAAGCTACCCGCATTCCGAGACCGAGACCCGCAATGCGTGCCATTGGTCCAATCGCCGCCCGCGAGCAGCGCCCCCACGCCACCAACACAGTCCGGCGGGGAGTCAGACAACCACTGCCACACCACACCACACATATCCTCACAGCCGATATTGGAGATCATTCTCCGTCCCACAACATCCCGGTGGCCACCCGTTCCGC